AACTTAGATTGGTTTGCGTAATCACCATAAAGTCTTAATCTTCTTTCATCTTCGCTCCATTGAAAAAATTGATCACCAATTTTTCTAGCAATGAAATCAGGTGAAGACGGGTCAAGAGTGCATTTATCAAACCTTTCAACAACTTGTACAGCACCGTCGTTATCACCAATCATTCTTAATACTACTGAGAAAGTACCATAGTTAGTAATACTAGTGGTAGATTGAAGAATATTTTCAATGGAAACCTTTAAGTTTTTGTTCAAATACTCACCATGGCCTCTTCCCTTAAGACGGAATAATTTCTGAGTCTTTAAATCTGAGCCGGCTGCATCAAGATCTTGACTAATAAACCATCCTGCTTTAGCTTCAGTCGCACCCTTTGCATTCACACCTTTCATATTTGCAGGAGTGTTGGTTTGTGGGTTGGAGCCACTGAGAGCGATGTTCATAATAAATCCAACTAACTGAGAGGATAAATTATCATCAAGGTTGTCTCTGCTTTCCTGATCATATGTTTCGCCAAGCCAGTAGTCTTTTTCCACACTAGTGGGATAGAAGTTACCTGCTTTTATGGTCGTTGGATTAGTGTTGAACACTTTTCTTGCATAACGTCGGTTATTCGGATCGAGCGAAAATTGAATTTTATCAACAGTATCATTTGAAGCTGTTACAACACGAGCGGTGAAAATTCCATTTCCATCTGATATGATCGGCATACCAAAGGATGAAGTAGTTCCTAAAGCTGGTGCGCGGGTGGTTTCGGTACCGTAGACTGTACCAGATAATTCAAGCCTTCCATTCTGCAAGTACCAAACAGCAGCCAAGGACGCGGTTGCTGCAGGAGCATAGCCATTACCAGAGGCGGCGTCGAAAGAAGCAGATGTGGCGACAAACAAACCGAATGCTCCACCACCTTCACCATCACCTGCGCGGACGGCCGTTTGCCAGCCAGCTTGTGCGTCGGGGTTAGTAGACAGAGCTTCTGGGTGTTGGTGACCAAGAAGTCTCAAATAAGTTAAAGGGGCAACATTTGGTCTCAAGAACGCTTTTGCTGCGTATGTACCATACATAGGAGATAAGTAATTTCCGTCTCTGTAGACATCTCCACTAGCACCACCGGCTACAGTGTTACCAAAATTCTCAACAAATTGAGAGTATGATTCTACTCTTACTGGCTGCATAGAGATACCTCTCTCTGCTCGACCAATAACTGCGGGGCCTATCGTATCCGCAGTACGGGGTGTAAATGAATTATCGATTTCATTAATAAAAACGCCCGGGGATACAAATTTAAATTTCTTAACTGACATAGTGTTGCTTTCCTTCTTTAGAATGAATTCGTCATAATGACTGGTATATCATTACTTAAATAGTATTTCTATCTTCAAAAGGAGGAAGAGAAATGACAAAATAACTCTCAGTTCCTGATTTAATCCTCAAAAAAGCTTGGTTCGCCGGGAAGTGGCTCTGTCTCACGAGGAAAAGTAACCTCTACGAAGTTTTCTTCAAACCTTACTAATTCTCTATCATCATTGGGTCCTTCTCCAATTAAATAACCCAAAACACGTATTGTTATACTAGTTTCAAACATTCTGACTTCTTCATTCAAGGTCGCAACATTGTTGTTGTGCGCAAAGCTTTGATCTATAAAAGCCTCATAAATATGGCCATTTCTTCGAAGCAAAAATGAATTAATTTGTCCGGTTCTTGCCATAAAAGGTTGCATTAATGAATTCATTTGTTGTTGATACTCAGACCTAATCGTAATTTTGTATTCCAAGTTAACATATACCGGAATAGGAATTGAAAGAGTCTGTATTACAACCCTGTGATTAACTCTTGGAAAGTTTTGTTGAATCTTGCCACTGTTATAGCCTCTTGTTCCAGCAGCAACGGCAAAATTTCTAGTTTTGTCTTGTTTGATTTTTTTAGCAATAACCATTCTCCCAGACCGACCGTTTCCGCGATCAGAAAAAAGATGCGCTTGAAAAGATCCTTTCATAGATGGATCTTTAACAATTCCAGTTCTCTCAATGCTGACAACAGGTAAAATAATCGAACCTTCTTCGTCTCTCAGAGATCTGTCGTTTTTAACTTGGAATGCTCTTTCTGGTGATTGCCAAAAAACTGGGACCTTTGTATACCCAGCGTTTGTTTTCGCTATTAGTTCTAAATCTTCTTTTAACCAAGATACAATTGAATAATCAATGTCTTCAATTGAGGAACCTAACATTCCTATTTCTTTCAAACTAAATTTATTTTTAGTTGATGGTAATTGTGCAAAATCAAAATTATCAGGTAGCATCGAATAGTCCTCTTCTAGCGCGCTTGCAAATAGCCATAGTTTCAAAAGAATGTTCAACTTGACCAAATAACTTACGTGGGGATGATAGTTTAACTATCTCGTAATATAAATCTCCATACAAAACAAAATCACCTTGCCTAACGAAAACATCTTGATCATCAGTTAATCTTCTTTTATGAAAATAAACGTTAATCATTGCATTAGCATCCACGCCCACGCCTTCAAGATAGGAAGTTGTTTCCTCTTCAACATTAACAAGTGCATATATTCTAATTGGTGGTAAGAATGTTTTTTCCACAGCTTCACCATACATATCATGAAAGTCTGTTCTTTCTACGTCAATAGAATAGTATAAAATTTGCTGGCCGATGACTTTCTCAATGAGTTCGTCATTAACTTGCTTAACTAAATCACGTTCTTTTTTGCCTAAAAATAATGGAGGCGGTGGTGATTCTGGTCTTTCCCATTCATTCGACATTCAATTTACCCTACAAAAATCGGTAACGGAGATGACTTAAAGACCTTTTCTGAAGCTTCGACTGATTCAGCATCATACTTAACAAGTTCCTTGTATTCAACTTCTTTAAGCATCTCCATTAGCTTATCCTTAAGTTGTTGTTGTTCATCTTTTGCTTGTGACAATAACTCTGTGTGATTCAATGTTACACTTTCGCCCGGGATTGGAATAGTAGTGAACTTGCCTCTAATCTGACCAAGCATCTCCTTACATAACGCCAAGGCATATTTTCTAATCCATTGCTTACCAATCGAATTAATATTTTCATATGGTATATTACCAAATGGCAATGTATTAATATTATTTACACCCTCAACACCGTCATCATAACCTGAATTAGATTCAAAAACATTTTGATCATCAATGTAAAACCTAAACCACATTCTTTTAGTAGAATCAAATCCAAAGTCACCGGGTCTGGGATACAATCTCAATTTATTATCTATGATCTCATATGAAAAATGAGATGTTCTTGTATAGATAGAATCTTCATACATTATAGCTTGCATCTTATTTTGCCACGTAGGAACAATTTCAAATGTAGAATCGTCTGCAAACTGTCCGTATGTCGAATAATTGCCAATTACATTTATTCCACCATAATAACCAAAGAATCTCCACATTGCTCTTGGGGTCTTAAAGAAAACTTTGTTAACAATAATTCTTTTATTTTCCACTTTTCCTGCAAACGGTACCGCATTTCCAACGTCATCTACACCGTTTGTTGATTGTGTTTCTAAAATTTGTTGCAAGTCATAATCTTGCTGACCACTGATTGAATTAAACGATGCTGAGTATTGTTGAATAGTTCCACCGAAGCCAGCCATTGCAGCCATAGAGTCACCAATTCTTCTTTCTTGTTGAGCCTGAAATCTTGGATACCTCATACTGGCACTTACAGGCCCAGTCATTCTATTACCAAGATGATCAAATGTACCTGTCACATTTCCAAGTGCATTCGAGATACTATTTTTACTTTGATGCAAATTAACAATGTAAGAATATTCTAAAACTGCTTCTTCATAGGCAGCGTATACATTATCAGTTGTCAACTCAACATCAACAACATCACCACCTAGTTTTTTAAACGTGTACGCAACTTGGTCGGATGCGCCACTTAAAAATTCTATAGAGCCTGTATAAATACCAAATGGAACTGCAGATGACACATCATCAGTAGAGCCCGTGGATGTTAATACAATGGCACTTTGTTGCGATTTAGGGTTAAGATTAGTTGGCATTGATTAAACTCCTCTAATTAAATAGTAAAGAGGCAATCAATGACCACCTTTAAAATATATAAGTTTTATACTATTCAGTCGTTTGTTTCTTCTGAGTAGTTTTCTTGGTAGTCTTTCTGGTGTGCGCTTTTCTAGTTTTACTAGTTGTTTTGATAGTAGTCTCTTCAACCTTGACATTTGCAGAGCCTGCAGTTTTAACAACTGTCCGCTCAACTGTATCCTTTTTAGCAACTATCGGAGTTGAAATTGTTTCTTCAACTATTGTTGCAGGTTCTTCATCGGTACTTGATACACTATTAACTGCTTTTAATATTGGATGTTTAGAATGCTTTCCCTTGAATTTTTGACTATTACGAAGTCTACGTTTTTTGCCCATTATGGCCTCCTGTTAGTAGTAAATAGTATCAAAATATTTAAAAAGAAAAACCCCCAACCCAAAAGGGAAGGGGGCAAAATATAAGAGATATATTTTAATGCTATTTAGCTAGCAGCACCGTCAGCAAACTTGGTGTCAGTTGCATCTACGGCCCAGCCGGTTACATGCATAAAAGTACCATCTGAATGAATTTCAAGTCTAACGCCACTTTGTGAATTGGTTGTTATGTTAACGAAGTCGTTAGATGTTCCGTTAGCGAATGAGTTACCACCGCCGTCGTTACACCAAATACAGCCATCGAAAAATTCACCAGCTTTAGTACCGACGTTAACAATTTGATCCATTGTTCCGCCATCATTTTCAGTTGTAATGATTGTACAAAACCAACCCGCGCCAACATCGCTAGCGCCCGGCAACTGAATCAGTGTAGTGGCTGCTGGATTAACGTGCAAAATTGCTCCGTTGTCTGCTTCTGTCATAGTATAGTTAGCAGTTTTTGATAAGTGTACACGGCCAAGTCGTGCATTGCTGCCTCCCATTTTTAATTCTCTTTTTAGATTTTCTAAAAGTGCTTGGGTTCTCGCCAAGCCTATTCTTTTACTTCCCATGTTTAAAACCCTCCATTTATAATCATGTCAAAAACATAATAGGAAAGACTACTGTTGTAGCCTTGCCTATAAGTAGTTTTAAGATACAGGAAAGCCCCCGTTAAAAACGGGGGCTTTGCATTGTGACTATCTAACTAGCTATTAAGCTTTTGCGCCAGATTCGCCTAAGAGACCACGACACACGACTAATCCGTACATATCTGGACGAACCATCTTCTTCGCGTAACGGGTCATTACACCCTTACGTGGCACGAAGTCTTCTGGTCCGAAGATCGTAGGAGTA